ACGACCTTGCAACCGTCCAAAAGTCACCATCTGACAAACTTTATCGTGACCATATTTTTCTCTAAGATAATTAATGACCTCTTCACGCAAATCTGGCGGGAAGTCAACATCAATATCGGGTAATGAGCCAATACGTGCTGAGTTATAAAATCTTGAAAATAGAAGGCCATAGGGAATAGGGTCAATCAGAGTGATACCAACTAAATAAGAGACTAAACTTCCTGCTGCTGAATTATGAACACCTAAGCTTTCAACATTATACGTGTGAGAATTTGTCACAGAAAGATCATATACTTTACCAGTATGTTTAATAAGTTTCTTATTTTTTAGTTTCATGATGTAACTTTCTAGCTTTCTTATAGAATTTCTTATCGAGGTTCTTTTTATACCTCGACCACATCATCTTCATCATTTAGATCTTTAGCTTCTACCCAACCTCTGTTATTCGTTAAAAATTTATGATCTTGAGTACATCTGACAATTTTTCCATTTTCAAATTCTAGCTCAATAATGTCTTCATCTACATCATATTCTAGTTTGTCATATACTTCTTGAGGTTTTCCATAAGCGTCTATAACCTTATCTCCAATCTCAATTGAAATAATAGGGGTATAAGTCCCATCAGACATCTTAATCCTTGTATCTGGTAAGAAGCACCCTCTTCCAGGACCGATTAATCGTCCATTATCCCTGAATTTATTTACATAGTCTGCTACGATAAGAAAGTAGCCAGCAAGATTAGCTTCTTCAATGATTTTAAGTTCGCTTAATACTCTATCTCTATACTCAATACTCTTCTCTTCTGTTTTTACAACACCTTGTGGTATTAATTTGTTTTTCCAACCCTCACGGCATAGCTGTTTAAGGTATTCGATCTGGCTTAAACCACCGGGACAATCAAACACTGGTAATAGTGGGGCAGAAAGAATATCATAGGACTCACATTGTTCATCAATCTTGCCCACATTTTCAATCAGATTAGGTTCATAGAGTTTTTGTATATTCTCTTGGTCTGGAAAACAATAAAGGTTGCTCTTGAAGAATTTTGTAAATTTGTAAAAATCTTCTTTAAGTAGCCCCTTCTCCGCATTACTACTGGTCACCTTCATCTTAGATGATAGTAAAAGACGATGGTCTACCGCGTCTTCAGGCTTGGCGTAATTAATTGGGCAACCAGCAACCAAGTTAGAAAAATTGATGTCTGTAGCAATCTGAGATAGATAATCAGACACTGCGTTAGAAGATGGGAACTCTTTTCCATTGATTCTATTAAGCTCTAAGAAATAGTTTTCCCCAAATAAATTAATGTAATCATTAATCTTCTGAATAACTAAATCTTGGTTTGTATTATCTAGACAAGCTACTGCTTCTTCTTCAGTCCCGGCATTATGAATACATGCTGGGTCTTCAACCATATGATAAAACAATCGGCTTCCAATATATCCGTCAATAACAAAAAAATCCCCGTCTATAATAGACAGAGATTCTGACGGGAATATAAATCCCTCATGCTTATTGCATATAGAAACAATTTTTAATAGCTTAACCCATGCTTCTTTATTCTTGCAAAGAACAATTATAGTTCCTCCATAATTTTCTACGGGGATCTCGCATCCGATAATCCCTTTGATCTCTTCCTTTTTACAAGCCTTTATAAATTGAACAGCACCTGAAACAGATGCGTAATCTGTAAGTGCTACAGAATTATACCCAAAAGATTTAGCAGTAGATACTAAAACTTTAGGTGTTAATGTTGACTGTAATAGTGAGTAATGTGAAGTTACTCTAGTTGGAAACCATTTGGTATTCTGATCTTTCAATTGTCTCATTTATTATCCCCCATTCAAAAGCATTGTCAAAATAAATAGCTAAAGAAAAACTACATTGTTCTACTAAAGACTTATATAAATTAATTTCAATGTTTAATATTATTCTATCTACATCCACTAAACATCTCCTTTTTTATCTTCTTCTGATAGAACGCATGGTAACAAATTTTCAATACTATATTTTCGGACCAAGTCCATATCAAGATTATCGGACTTTGCGAGGTTTTCGCTAGCGGGAATTAAGCGTAAATTAGCATGATTCCAGCATTTTGTCAAGTCTTCTTCAGTTAAGCTATACAAACTTTTAGGAATTATGTGGTCGATATGAAGGGTTTCATCTGTGTCTGGTTTACTTTTGTTCAGGTGGTCAACTAGTTCTTCGATGGAACATCCGACATATTGTATGGTTCTACAAGTTTTTATACTCATAAGTTACTTATACCCCTGCTTTATCTTCATCAGACAACTTTCCACCACCACTTTGATAAGTGGAAATTCTTTCCAATCCCTTACCATATGCGGCAATAACTTGATTAATACCTTTATCTTTTACCTCGTCTCGCATGAATTGGCAAGTGGACTTCCCAGAATCATCCCATTCTTCAGAAAATTTGCACAGATATTGACATTTCCAATGAGTATTATCATTAGACAATAGTCTAGGCTGTTTAACTGACTTTATGTATTCGAATTTTTGTCTAAGTATATTTTCGGCTTTTTCATAGTCTGACTCATCAAAACAGATATCAAACAATCCACCAGGTACATCAACTCCGTCAATCTTTGAGTCATTTATGTAATAAATCGAAACATAAAATTCATAATCAGGAAATGTGTTCTTAAGAGCATAATAATATAAAAGAAGTTGAACATCTTTTTCCAGCTTTTCTTGCGTCTTTATTTCACCAGTAGCCCAATCTATTCGTTTTCCAGTTTTAAAATCGAGGATCTGAAAGTAATTTTCGTTATGTTTTACTATAACGTCAACAGTTCCCTTAATCGAAAGATTTCCTTCGATAATCTCTCCGTTAACATCATATCGATATTTCGCCCAAGGTTTTTTGATTTCAATATCGAAAAACTGCTCTACCGCAAAGATATCCTGGTTTCTCGGGTCCATTTCGCCATTCTTGTAGGCCAAAGCCTTCAAGAACCAATCGTGGCACTGCTGGTACACCCTTGGTGTGAATTTTTCAGACAGTTCAGGAACATGCTTAGAATAGTAATCATAACACATTTTACTGATAAATTCTAGATCTTCTAGCTGCTTAAAAGTATGATTAAAGATTTCGTCTTTAACCTTCCTTTTTCCTTCTCGTTTGGCTATTACAATATTTCCCAACGTCTCCATACACTTATGTACTATTGTTCCCATAGTAGCTTTAAGATTCTGCTTATCCTTCATTCCTAAATTATAAGTTAAGAAATATTTTTGTTCACAGAAAGATAATGTAGAAATCGAACTTGATCTGTGATAACATACAAGCATTATTGTACTTTCTAGGGATTATGTGAGATTAATTACTATATGGATTATTTTCACATCCAGGAAATTCACATTCCCCAGGATAACAAGCGGTGCCTATGTTGTCGCCAAAGTAACAAGTGCAACAAAGATCGCCGTATGTAGGTGCTGCTATATGACATTCTTTACAGTATTCATCGTCTTCTACGCTCACAGGCTCCTCGGTAAAATTCCCCATTCGCACAATTTCTCTTTAATCGCTTCATTCTGTTCAGTAATTGTCATATTGGAATTATCGATTATTGCATCATAAAGTTCTATGTAAGAACCAGCCTGTTCGCTTGAGTGACTTCCAGGCTTTCCATTTCTTGTTAGATAGATAACCTTTCCACCATTTGATTGGATAGCATTAATCTCATTCTCAAAACGGCAGTCAGATATTAAGGCTAGATCTGGAGAAGTATTCTTGATATTATTTAAACAATAATCCGTCCAGATTTTACTATATATTTTTCTTAATATGTCTGTACCAAGATATTGCATGAATTCTCTACCAGTCATGAACTGTTCTTCATCACTTGGTAAATATTTGAAATAAAAGTTTTCAGCAATTCCTTCTTCCTCTAGTACAGAATATACTTCGTCACACATATCGTCGCTATCATAAATGATAACACCTGGCATATCTACCCATTTAAGTTTTGTTAGTGAGTTCTTCTGTTCATCAGTGCCGTATACTTTTTCTGGTTCTAATCCAAATAGATTTAAACATAATTCTTTTAATGGTTCTGCAAAACTAAACCCCCTAACAAACGGCCAAAATGAGTTAGATGCATATTCTATAAACTCTTGATTTTTTTGGTCTAAATCAAAAATACCAGCAGATTCGAAAGGTCTATTGTCTTCGTCTCTATAAATAGCATTAACTATCAACTTCCCCTCTGGAGAAATATCGAAGTGTTTAATAAACCCATGACGTTTCATTTCGTAACCGTGTAGATAATTTACCGTAGTAGACTTTCCACTTTGTTTTGCACCAGCAATTGCTACAATTGTTGTCATATTATTTTGCTTTCATATTTATTTGAAGTTTGTATCTGGAAAAGTAGATCTGAAGAAATTTCTATATTGTTTAAATATTTAAGACTTTTAAAGACTTTATATACTTCTATTACTATAGATGTCTGCGGAGCTATCTCATTGTTTTGATTGAGAGTTCCGTTACATGCAGTCATAAGATTTTGTATAGATCTATTTATTTTTACTTGGTTTATTTTTCTCATAAACTACCTAATAATCTGAGGTTTTATTATTTCAATAATTTCTTGTGGTGTCATGTCTCCAGTATCATGATGGTCGAATTTTATGTCTTTTATATCAAATATTTTTCCAAACTTCTCCTTAATTTCTTCTCTACCTTTTCTCCCCGGCTCGTCATTATCCAAAGCTAAATAAAGTGTGCCTACGGAAGCTTCTTCTAACAGTATAGTCTGACGATCACTTATTTTGCATGTAAATAACCCCACGCAATTAGTAATTCCAGATTGCCATAATTTCAGTACGTCTCCCTGCCCTTCAACAAGTACAGCGGCACCAGATCTTTTTAGACTATCAAAAGCTTTTCCGTAATTATAGAGGGCATTTCCTGTATTAAATCCTTTACTGTTTATCCATTTTGAAGAATTTGAGGACACGGCACGACCGACAGCACCAATCACATTGACGCATGATTTGTCATAAACTGGAAAGACTGTTCGATTATACATCTGCTTTCCAAGTACATTACAATATCCAACATCAAATTCCTCTAATATCTCTTTAGAGAATCCTCTGGCTAAATAATAAGGGCATGGAATTTCTAAATTTTTAATAACCTCTGACCTAGTGCATATGACCTTATTAATCGCCCCGTTGTGAAAAATCTTGTCAATACGAGAGTCTTCAAGATTGTACTGTAAATTATCCTGCCTTTCTACTTTTCCAGATACAAACTTTTTCAAGTAATTTACAGCGTCAATAAATGTCTGTTCTTTTTGACTCTTTTGCTCTAAAATGCCTTTTATTAAACCAAAGACATCATTTCCACAATCTTCATGACATCCATGAGAATTACAAAACCAAATTCCATAATATTCAGAGGTGGGGTCAATATTAATATTAAACGCTGTAGAATTATCCCCGTCATGAACGGGGCATCTTCCTATCATTTTGTTCTCAGACTCATAAAATTCCTCAAGATCAAGAGATTCCATAATCTCTCGAATCTTATCAGTCGCCTGCCTCTTCATCGCTTTCTTCTGGGGTTCTGTCAGGGACTCCATCATTCTTTAATTCTTTCTCTTTCTGGATTTCTCTTAATGTCCCTAACTCTTTGATCTCGGCTATTTCTCCATTCATTTGCATACAAATATAGCCACTTTCTATTCCAGGGCCATGACGACTGACCACAGGTATTAATTTTCGATTTCCGGCTTTATCTCCATAAAGAACTTTATCTTGAGCAAATTCTTCGTCTGTCTTAGTCTTGAAAATAGAAAAGGATGTAGCAAGCCAAATAAGTCTATCTGACCCAGATACAGCGTCTTCAGTCTCTTTAGTAATACCGTCACGGTTAAGCTGTACGAATGACAGGCAAGGGCAATCGTATTGAACACAAAAGTTGTGGAGTTTAGTAATTTGAAAACCAAGTGCTTGGAATTCTGCCATATTACCATTTAGACTGTCTGATGACATTAACTTTAGATAATCATAAATAATAAGGCAATCATTCATTCTTCCATTTTTGTCATAGCCTACTTCTTTTAAAAGCCAACGTCGTGCCACAGAAAGAATTTCATCAAATGGGCGACCAGAAACATTAATATAATGGTAAGGTCTTTCAGATAAATCTTTAGCGGCTCTCTTTAGATTGTCAACTGATGCTTCATCAGTTTTAAAAGAACTGCTTGAGATATTATTAATTGGTACTCTACTGAGAAGTGCTAACAATCTATTTTGATGATCAGTCTCACTCATTTCCGTATCTAGCATAAGAACGGGAATTCCATTATCTCCTAGACTTGTGACAAATTCCGCCACATTATCGGCTAGTACTGACTTTCCCGCCTTACTCCTTGCTCCGATAAGATCAACGCATTGCCTGCGAAGACCGCCTCCAATAGCCAAGTCGAACGCTGGAAAACCTGTAGAGATTCCGGGTGGTCGAATTTCTTGATCCATCAAGTTTTCGACATATTCAATTACATTATGCCCAATAAGCTGCGGATTACTTCTATCCTCTCTAATATATTCTGATGCAATTTCTTCTATTCTACTCTCAGCTATAGAAAGAATTTCTGTGACACTCTGATCACCATCAACATCATTCAAACCTAAATAAATATGTCTAAGAGAATTTTGCAGTTCTCTAGTAAACTGTAGTTTACGAATCTTTAAGCCGTGATTTCTTACATTCTCTAGCTTTACTTCGTACCTCATCAGATGCTGGAGATGTTTTAAAACATCTGGTTTATTCAGATATTCATCTAGATCAAGTTGTTTTGCCGCAGAAAGAATTGAAGTTAAGTCGATAGACGAGGAAGTTTCTAAAGCCTTAGTCACACATTTAAATATCACCTTATTATTATCAATAGTAAAACTATCCTCTTTTACTATCGACTGGATATCTACAAATGCGTTGATACCATGATTTATTAGTCCAGAAATAACAGCTTTTTCAGATGCTACATTACTAAGAATTTGGGCATTTTTGTCCACATTTGATGAAGTCACAGTAATAAGGCTCTTTCTTGAATTGTGGATTTATCTCAATGTTCTTATGACAATCTTGACAGAAGACAGTTGTCATCTTAAACGCCGCACGAGTCCTTGGAACTGGCTTTACCTTATCATTAATAAGGTCTTCATCAGGCTCTTTCTCTATTACTACAGATTCAGGGTTAAAATTATTTACGAATTTTTTCTTTTCTGGCTCTCTCTTGTTCTTAAACATAGAGAAGTCTTCTATGTCTGCTCTGTCTGCTCTGTTAGTACTATTATGTATTACTTTTGGAGTATCAGATAAACTTTCCTTATTATTATCTGGTACTGAATAATCTTCATCAGGGAATAAAACTTTTTCACCTGTTAAAAGGAAAAAGCCCTCTTCAATTAATTCTTCATCACCCTCTTGTATCCCCAATTTGATTTTATTGATAGCTTGTGTTAACCTCATTTGATCCTCGATAATTGATAAAGAATTTCGGCTGTTTTATTCAATGGTGTAATTTTGTTTGTATATAGTGTACATACCGTTTTAGATTTACGCATAATTTCTCTGAGTTTATTGACTACTGGATATTTATCGCATATTATCTGTTCCTTAGATAAGTTACTTGTATATTCTGGGAATTCTGTATTATTCATACATCGTATATACATATCATTAAAAGCATTAGAAGCCCATTCGAATCTAGCTGTTTCTTTATTCTGTTTATGAGTTAGCTTAGAGATGTAAGTTTGTATTAGATATGAATGTGTTAAAGCTTCTTCATTACTCAAATCCTTAAGTTGTTTAGTGGAAAAATTTAGAGACTCGTACACTGATGCGTCCGACTCGCACAAATTAATATGATTAGCAATTTCATATTGATTCAAGAAGGAATCAAGTTCTGCTAATATATTTTCTACTTCCAGTTCTTCAGTAGACTCTCCCATTCTTCTTCCTTATCAAAGGGTAATACTATCATGGTTATATCATTCAACAAACACCATTCCATTTTTTTGAAGTCTCTACGTTTATGCTCTTGAAAGCCTTTTTTGGTTTTATGAAAGAATTTGCTGAATTTATAATGTTGTTCCCCATGAACTTCTATGATTATAGATAATTTGGGGATAATGAAGTCAGCGTAAAGAAGACCAGTAGCTCTTGTTCTAGATCCCGGTAGAGTAGTTTCTTCATAAACAACTTCAAATGGAAATATCTCAGAGATTAATTTTCTAGCTTTATTATGATAGGCAGACTTATTTTCTCTAAAACTTTTATGTGCAGACTTTGAAAAATTTATATTGTAAATTTTTTTGTCAAATCCTATGACTCTCAAACTAAAAATTCCTTCATTTCTTTTTCAATAACTTTAACGACTGATGGATTATCGTTTAAAAAGCTGCATAGTTTAGCCTTACCTTGAAAACCATATTTTTTCTCTTGCAGATCTAACAACATCTGTTCACCTATTTCTTCCTTATAGTTCTCCAAAAAGTTCATATAATACCATGCACCTTTTTTGTTGAAGATTCCGAAATCATCTCCAAGAGCAACAATCTCTTCAACGTTATCCAGACCGTGGTTAAATCTAAAATAACTAATAGCGTTAGTTTTATCAGTTCCTTGTGAGGAAGTCAAAATCTTCCAGTTAATCTCTTGACCAATACGATTCCCGTTATCATCAATCCAGTCTTTACTGTGAGAAACTTGCATCATAGTGTCGTATTGATAGCCTATCTTAACACCGCCATCAGCAGTCCATTGTTTAGACCCAGGCATTGAAGATTGTGTTGAGATCAAATGATGAATACCTATAATAATAGCTTTCGTTTTTGGTACAACTTGTCCCATCCTCTTACAGAAATTAGATAATATCTTTGGAAGTCCTGGCCGAAAATCCCCGCTAACATATCCTTCTAACTCTTTAGCTGGAATAAGACTGGAAAGAGAATCTATAATAAATAGAGCACCCTCATTTTCTGGAGCTTTTATCTTTTCCTCTAGTGCATTTAAAAACATTTCCGCAGTTAATATTGTATTACCATCTGATTGGATTAACTGCATCTTATCCAGATCAAGACCTTTTACTCCGCAAAGGTTATACTTCTTGATTCTACCCTCTGCATCTAGATAGACTACATTTCTACCTTCGGCTTGAGCATTGGCGGCAATTTGAAGTATTGTTGAGGTGTTATGAGTAACAATAAAATTGTCGGTTAGATATAGATGGTCTTTACTATCTAATTCGATACATTGACACTCTTCACTGGCAACCTGTTCCACACTTTTAATAGAACGAAATAATTTGGGCTTAATCCTCTTTTTATCAAATTTCTTTCGTGTTAAAGAAAAAATATTAGAAATATCATTTCCGGAAATATGCAGTCTATAAGAAAGAAATCTTTTACCATCACATTTAGTCTCTCTCATCTTGATTTTTACTTTGTAACCTAATGACTGCAAAAGCTCCATTACATCTTTAGACAATTGCTTAGATACTGTAGTATATTCTCCAGTCTTACCTTTATCATTAAAACCATCAGTATCCATTAAACCCCTGGCTAAATCTAAACGATCCAAATAGTCCGAATATTTATAGTCTTCAGGTATAAACTTTTGATGAGAGTTACATCCCATCAGTTTTAGATTTCTTAATTCCTTAGTTAGTAGGTTTTCCTTCTTTTTATGATCTGCACCATAAGATATGGCATAATCATAATTAGACCTATGTCTAAGCTTTGCTCCTATAGAATCACAATAGCTTCTAAATTCATCTAAAATTTCTTCATCTGCTGACGAAATCATAGGTGTTCCATGTGTTAGTCCACCATCGCCTATCAAACATCCTAAGATGTAAGGTTTTATCCCTAATTGTCGCCTATTAAACTTAACAGGTTCAGTTAATTGAATTTTCCACTTATTTCTATCGTGATATTTCAAACCCTTTCTAAGTATTTCCTCTAGAGATAAAACAACGTATTCATTTTTACCATTATTTTTAGCAACTTTCCATAAATGGTCCTTACAACAGAAAGCGGAAGTATTATCATTAAAAGTAACTTTATAAACTTCTTTAACCCCTTGTGGATAAATTTTTAAAATTTTAGCACTTTTCCCATCTGGGGTACATACCTTATCTCCTTGTTTTATATCGCTCATCTTAACTGGACCAGACGGTGTATAAACTATAGACCGCAAAGGCTGTGCCTTGCCGGTTTTTGCTTTTCCAACAATTTGAACCCAAGTGCCTTCTAGAAGACCTCCATTCAATGCAAAATCCAATGATGGAGAGATAGACAGACTTTTTAGTCTGCATTTTTCCTCAAAGACTTCCCGGCCTGTTTTAATAAAGTCTCTTTCAAAGTTTTTAAGACTTTTCTTTACCGCTGTATCAGAATCTTTACTCATTCAGTATACTCCAAAGATTTTTCTTACCAAAAGGTTTTTTTGGTTCTAATTTACTCTTATCTTGCTGGGTCTTATCTTCAAAGACTTTGTCTTTTACTAGACTTTGTGCTTCATCTATAAATGGTATCAGCCTTTTATTGGAAAAAGATAGGACATTTTTAACAGCCTTGTTATTAAGCCCTTTAATTATAGCAGAAATATCATAAGTCTTTAACAATCTAGAGGCGTACATAGTTTGTAGACCAAAAGATTTTTTATACTTTGGAATACGCCAAAAAAAATTAGGCAATGTGCCTTCATTGTTAAGTTCAGAGCGTCTCTTAAATATTAGCTCTGCTAAGTGTGCTGATTCTGTGACATAAATTTCACCATAAAAAGATTTGTAGGGCTTACTTTCTGATGGTTGTGATTGCGTCATTGTAATATTTACTCTTTAGACCAGCACCTCTAGAACTATCAGCCTTAGCTGCGGCAGCTTCAGTCATCGCCACAGCCCCATATCTCTTGTTCTTAGACATCAACTTGTCATCTGTTGGAGTCTCGGGGGTTTCTTTTTCTGGTTTTTTTACTAATTTCCCTTCCCGAATCGATTTTTTCATGTAACGATCAATTACATCTGCCGGAATACCTAATTCAATAGCTAGAGATTTAGGATCAGATTCTAAATGATTATCAATAAAATATTTCTGAAGTTTAGTCATACGATATCTTTTTGATTTTTCTTCAGCCATTTTGTTTCCTTTTTGCTATAGTTAGAAATCGTTGTTCACGAGTCTTTAAGTATCTGATATAAAGACGAAAACAATCTTCACTTACCTTTTTGAAGGTATTCTCTATCACCCTTCTTTGTGAGCAGTCGTCACCCCAAGGATCTACTAAAAGATTCATCTTACACATAATTGAATATGTGATACTTTCTCTTCCATCAATTGTTTTGACTAGCATCTTAGCATAACACTTGTCATTATCTACACATTCTTTACCTTCATTATTGAAATAAGTTTCATTGTACGTAATAGAGTTCTTTAAAAAATCATCCATTCTCAATGTACCTTAATTTTTGTTCTGGCGTCATTTTGGAAATCTTCTTATTTAAGTCTATTCTTTCTTTTGTGCCCTTACCTATGATTTCTTCATGTTTAGCCTTTTCTTCTGAAGTTTTGTATTTACCAATCTTCTTAGTGTTTCGATCTGCTAATTGTCCTAAAGTGGTAGCTTCTCCTATTACTATTGGGGGAAGTCCTAGACTAATTAACCTTGTGAGACACATTTTCTTACATCTTGGACATTGCTTCTTTGGTGCGTCGTGAATAGATTGACTGACGTTCTCCCATAAGAATCCACAATGATGGCAGGAATAATCATACAGCATTTAGATAATCCTTATATTTCTTATATTTTCTATCTAAATAAATGGTCGAATCTTTATATAGATATTCTAAAATTCTTTTAGATTGCTTATTTCCATTAATCCCAAGAGTATAGGCATTGCCGGATTTAACTAATTTAACATTTGGTTTTTGTAGGTTTACTTGAATAGCATGTAATACATTCTTAGTTCCAACGAAACTTAATCTAATATTATTACTTTTTCTATGCTTACTAATACAACCGTCTCCGTCAAAATATCCCCTTATTAAATGCCTTTCTAAGATTTTTGGTATATTTGGATATTCAAGTGTCAAACTTTTTCTTTCTGTACAGCCTAAAGATATTAAGTCTTTACAAAGTTTTTTGGATGTGTGAAAACTATAACATTTATAAGGATAGATTTTTACATCTCTAATAGAATCTATATCTTTATGAAATTTTTGCAAATGTTTAAAATCTTCTTTTTTTAATCCTATATCCAGTCTGTAAGAAGTACTGGTTTTGAAAATACATCCGTCAGCCATTATAAATCCAAGCCAATACGCCTGCCTTTCAGTTTTAATGTTTTGAAAAAAATTTTCATTTAGTATCTTTTTTGGGACAGGTCTAATCAAATTATATTTTTTAATTTGTTTATAAATAAAATTCCTAGACATTCCTAGTTTTTTACTAATCTCCACAATTGGTGTATGAGAAGACAGCATCTCCTGAATAATTAAATGCATTATTACCCCTTTCAGAACAATTTGACTGTATATAGACCTTATACACCAAAATGCCTAATATTGATTATTTATGTCATTCAATTACTCATATAGTAAAGGAGCCATAATTGGAATAAGGTAACTCCAAAAGTTATTTTAACTATTTTCTTTTTGCAGTCACTTAGATAAAAGTAATTTTGAAGAAAACCTAAAACTAAGACAGTACCAGAAACTTTTAAACCCATGAATAATGATATATCTCCATTGGAAAGTTCTATTAGATATAGTCCAATAGGATTCTCTTCCATTAATTTTAGAGTCTTTTGAAACCTTATAGCATAATAAACATCCACAGCAGAAATTAATCCGATAATCAACCACATTAGATTAAAAAGTATTATAGAGGATGTGTTTCTTTTATTACTAATTCGCACTCTATTATCTTTAAATACTGGAAACTTAATTTTGAGTTCTTATCAAGTTTCTTATTTTTATGCTTGATAATACTTTTTGCAGCCGATTTAGCAGTTCCAAGTGTTTTATAGCACCAAGTATTTTTATATGTTTTTACAGGATTATTATCTTGGTCTCTAATCATAAATATTTTCATCTTTTAAGGCCATTAAAACAGACTTTATAATTGGATTTCTTTGAATGTCATCATCTGTTAACTCGCATACTCCTACACCTTTTAGTTGAGACAATTTAGATACGCAAATATGTAATCCACTATCCCTTTTTAAATCTGTTTGATCAACGTCTCCATTAATCAGAACCTTACTGTTTTCCCCAATTCTAGTAATAAACATTTTAATCTGTTTTAATGTGCAATTTTGTGCTTCATCTAGAATCATATAAGAATTATGGTAACTAGCACCTCTCATCAACTCTAATGGCTCAAATCGTATAACATCTTGTTCAAGTAATTCATCAAAATTTTCATCTCCAAGAAAGTATCGAAGATTTTCTTCCATAGGTTTTAAGTATGGTCTTACCTTCTCTTGGATATCTCCAGGAACCGCACCTAAACTTGCTCCGGCAGTCACTAAAGGTCTAGTAACAATTAGCTTTTCTGTTTTGCCTTTTAAAAGATGCTGCGAAGCGATTCCTGCTGAAATAAATGATTTTCCGGTTCCCGAAGGTCCAGAACAAAATGTGATGTCATTCTTAATTATAGACAATACATATTCCGTTTGATTCTTCCCTTTAGCTTCAAAACTTCTTTTTAACTTTCTTTGAGGTTGAGCAGGTTTTTCTGAATCGTAATCATGCTGTCTACTTTTTCTCATACAAATCTCTTATTTATTGGAATTATCTACCACTGCTTCCAAAACCAGATTTAGATCTTCCTGTTTCATCAAGTTCCTGCGTTTCTTCTAATTCAAAATGCTTGGCATCTTGAAAAATAATTTGAGCAATTCTATCTCCCGCTTTAATATTCTTTTTAGGAAGGCTTGGATGGCCTGAAATATTTGTATTGCATAATGCAACACTTACATCTCCAGTGTATCCATGATCTATTACACCCCCATGAAGGTGATACCCCTGACTTCCTAAAGAAGATCTATCCCATAACAGCCCCACCATCCCTTTTGGGACGGCGATAGCTACTCCTGTCTTGATCAGCCTTGTTTCGCCTGGAGAAAGTTCGACATTTTCATCCGCATACAGATCGTATCCAGCATCTGTAGGATGGCTTTTCGTTGGGATTATAGCTGTAGGAGATAAGCGTTTAACAGAAATCTTCATGCGATTAGTCCTAAATAAATTATGATCTTTTATTTAATTTTTCTTCTAAATACCTAACTCTATCTTCAAGATCGTAAATCCCTAACATCTTCTTCTGTGCAGTAAATCCAACCCAAATCATAATAGAAAAAAGGGCTGATAAAAGAATAAGGCCAACTATTTTGTCCTGTGTGGAAGGTTTACTACCCAATTTTTTCTCCTAAGTAAAAACTGTCAGCAAAAATATCTTCCATACTTTCTAATATTTCTTCCTCATTCATATGATCGGTGGTAAACTTATCAAAACTTTTATTAGTTATTTGATAAGTGATATCTTTCCATAATGAATTTATATATTGCTCACAAAAAAATTTACTAATATAGTCTATGAGCATTTACTTGCCCCACACCCAACACATTTATTACAGCCTTCCTGGAAAATCATATTGGCTCCACACGCTGTGCATTTTTGGGAAGACTTAGAGCCTTCGGGTACATGTTTTTTTAATGCTCTAGCAATGGCCTTAGCTAAAGAAGTCATAGAACCTTGAGTCTTTTGAAGTTGATCAACTACATAATTAATAGCCGCCCCATGACGTAAAGACATAGAAATCATTCTAGTCAAAGCTTCCTCATTGTCAGAGCAAGCTGCGGTGATTGGCTGTAATTGAGATTCGTCATCAAAAGTAACACGATAGCATTTTGGCCGTTTGACTTTGTGGATGACACCCGTCTTAATTCCGGAATCAATACATCCATTACGACCGGCAAACACCTCGTAAGGCTTACCATTAACAAGTCCGATTAGAACAAAATATGGATCACCTTTAACACTAATATGATGAACTTCACAAGGCAAATCATCAGGACGTTTAATAACACTGTTATCTTTTGCGGTATCCGATATTAACACTCCGGTACGAGAGCCATCACGATAAACTGTAATACCTTTGCATCCAGATAGCCAAGCTGTTTCATATATCTCTTTAACCTGCTCCACTGTCGCCTCATTCGGAAGATTAACAGTTGAACTGATAGAGTGGTCACAATGTTTCTGTAGAGCGGCTTGCAATTTAACACGTTTAGTCCAGTCTAAATCTGGGGCACAGCAGCCATACCAAGGGGATTTTGTTACGTCAGTTTCGCCTGTGACTTTCATCCACTCTTCAACTTGCGGATGATAAACTTTAAACTCCATCCAGCTATCGCCACTAGCATCAATAAAATCAACCCTGAAATTATTATCCCCTGGGTTCCCCTTCTTTCTACGTGTATATTCCAAAAGATAAGCTGGTTCTACTCCAGAAGTAGTACGTGTCATTGTAGAAACACTGCCTGTTGGAGCAATAGTCAATAAGGCTATATTCCGCCTTCCAGATGTCTTCATCCTTTCATATAGCTCTTTACCTTTTACTAGGATTTCACCTTCATATTCTAAAACGTCTTTTTTGAAACGTTTTAAGAAAGGACAGGATTTTTCTTTTTCATAATCCCATCCTTCAAATGTCCCCAGTTCTTCAGCCATTTCCACAGAAGCGGTATAAGAGCCTAATTTAAGTGCCTTATAGATCTCTTCTGCTTTTTCAATAGATTCATCAGAACCATATTCCATGCCTAGAGCGGCTAACGTATCGCCTAGAGCGGTAATCCCCAAACCACAACGACGACCAGAAACACAGCTTTCAAGAATTCGTGTCCAAATTGATCGTTCACGAGATTTAATTTCTTCAGGGTCTGGATCACTATCAATTTTTTTAAGAATTCTATTAATGCACTCTTCCTCTAAGTCAACAATGTCATCCATCATACGGGCAGCTATTTTAGAATGTTCAAAAAATAACTTGAGGTCAAATTTTGCCTCTTCTGTATATGGATTAATCACATATGATAGAAGGTTCAAGCATAATAGGCGACATGCGTCCATAGATGAAAGAGGAAGTTCAGCACAAGGATTTGTACTAACAGATTTAAAGTTTTCATAACAATCGGCTGGACTCTCTTTAATAATGTTGTCCCAGAACAACAGTCCGGGTTCTGCCATATCATGTGCTGAAGAAATTAAAGTATGCCAAACATCTCTTGCTGATACATTCCTTTTAATCTGTGCCTTACCTGTCAAAGGCCAATACTGTGTATACTCTTCATCGTTTCTTACAGCTTGCAAGAATTCATCAGTAAGCCTAACGGATATATTGGCACCAGTTACTTTGGTCTTATCCTTTTTAATAGTTGCGAACTTTTCTACGTCCGGATGATGCACTGATAGGGATAGCATGAGAGCACCCCTCCGGCCCGACTGACCTACTTCCCGAATGGAGTTAGAATATCTCTCCATAAATGACGGTACGCCGGTACTTGTTCTAGAAGAATTATTAGTAGAAGCCCCAACTGGACGTAATTTAGAAAGATCTATACCAACCCCGCCACGACGTTTACTAATTTGTACTAACTGTTCATCAGTAGCTAGAATTGAATTATATGTGTCTTCTGGTGGATCTAATACGAAGCAATTGCCGATGGATACGTAATTGGGATTTCCAATTCCATACATCGGAGAGCCTTGAGGAACAATATATTTAAATCTATCAATAAGATTAAAAATTTGTTCTTCTGACAAAGGAGATGTATATTTTCTTTTTTGAATACGTGCAATATTTACAGATATTCTACGATGCATATCTTTAGGAGTATTCTCATGAAATAAATCATTCCCCTTATTTCTCAAAGAATATTTATCGACAAATACCTTCCCTGCTAATTCGTCGTTATTGAAATATTCGATACTATCTCTGAGTGATTCTTCGTATGTATACATTTATTTTCTTTAGTCTAGATAGTTAAAATACTGTTTGTTGTCTTCTACAACTTTAGATAGATCATCCATGTTAAAATTATGAAAATTAACTATTAATCCATTAGAAATCAGTAAATCTAATAAGGCATTGTCATCCTCACTATAGAATTTTATAGAAGGTTTTTCTGAAGAAAAGTCCATACACTGAGTGGGAACATTCCATTCACGAATATTATTCTGCCACAAAGCTTTTGCACAATTACAGCAAGGCATACGGGTGACATATATGGATGCTTTTTCTGGCTTGATAATCATATTAGCCAAAGCATTTATTTCAGCATGTACCATAAAAGGATATTTTTGTGGTCGTGTAGTAGGAAGTTTGTTGTTATTAATATCAGAAGGAAAACCATTTCGTCCTCTACCGACTTCTCTTTTATCTCTATTTACAATTACAGCACCGACTTTTGATTGCAAATCGTGTGAACGAAATGCATAATGAAAAGCCGATGCCATAAAGTCTCTATCCTTAGAAGGTCGCATCTATTTTCCCGTTTTTAGTGCATTCGCATTAAATTTGCGATTTTTAGCTGATCTGAAAAATCGTGTCCGTAGACCATTACCTCTTGATGATTATAGTCTTTTATGAACTGTTTTTCAGCCTCAGAAAGATGTTTTCCCTGAGAAAGTGCAATTACGGCTTTTTTTGCAAATTTTAAAATAATACCCGTTGCTGGGTTTTCTAAAATTGCTATTATAGTGCCAAGTGAGCCGCCAATACCTATTGATGCTAATAAAGATATCATATTAAGACTGCATCATTTCTTGGGCTTTTGCCATAGCTCTACCAGCAATCCACCCTCTAAAGCCACTAACCCCCTTGCCTACACCAAATAAAGCCATAGCTCCAGCCATAAGACGCATGACCCAAGTTCTTTCAGTTCCATCTTCATCCTTAGATTTTGCAGCTTCTAATACGGCTGGCAGAATATTAGCCTTTACTTTATCAGCAATAGTCGCATCATCAGGCACATTAATATTCGTAAGGTCTTTTTTGACTTCATCAATTTGACCCTTAAGAGAATTAATGATATCATCTTTAATTGAGCCTTCTGCCAAAACCTCAACAGGTGTGTCAGATACTGTTAATGATTTAGTTATAGCAAAATAAGAATCCGAATGTACTCTCTCAAATATAACTTCCAATGGGATGCCTTCTGGAAGTTTTTTCAGTATGGAAGACTCTACTTTTGAAGCAATCAACCCCTTTAATCCAAGACTTTGCTTTTTTACAAGTACTATAACATAAAAACGTTCAAAGTCAACACCGGCTGCGTCCAAAAGCGACTGATATTTTTGAGGCTGTGTACGCTCGTCCACGAAAATAATATTCGCTTTACCTTCAAAGTATTCATCATTAGCTCTCTGAATTGGGCCTTTGATTGCTTTTAGAGCAATTTCTAAAGCTTTACCTCTAGTATATCCTATATCTTGTTTCTTAGCAGCAATAATTATAGAGACATTCTCCCAGTCAACCTCTTCAATATATGTCTGAGGTTCAACAGGAGGCTCCTCAAGACTATCTGGAGCAGGAACATTATCGTCTGGTGATGGTGTTGGCACTGGCATTGGAGTTGAAAATTCAGGCTCGTCTTCAATTTCTCCTTGAAGATTATCTCCGAATAAAAATCTACCAATGTTTTTAAATCCATTTATAATCCAACCAAATACAGAAAGTTTTGTACCTTTTTTGTATCCAACTTTTACCTGAGTAGATCCTCTAAGCCACATAGTCGGAAAACTTTCAATATTCTCACCATTTACAGCCTTGTATTCAGATACTAAAGCCTCATTAGACCATTTATCTTTATCTAAAACTACTTTAGTAACTTTAATTCCATTACGGTTAAGCTCTGCATAGTCAAGTTCGTTATTAAGGTTATTGCATGGCTCACAACCTACATAACTAAAGATAACTAGTTCCTTATTAAATTTAGGAACACTATTATCTCCAGTAGCACGTTTTGCTTCAAGCATTGCCTTTTTCACAGAAGACCAAGAAGCAAAGTTTGAGCTATTAACATCTAGATCATAAGCAACAGATAAAGCAACTCCAATAACTTCGCCATCTTGAGAGAATAAAGGCCCGCCAGAATGGCCTGGATTAACCCTCATACTAACTACGTTCTCAGACCTTGACGGGTCTAATGTACCAACCATTTTCCCCGTAATAACCGCGTAGTTTCCGCCTGGAAAACCAATAGAGTATACTGAACTGCCAGTAGGAGGAACTTCGCTGGCAACACTAAAGGAATTATATCTTTTACCTTTTATATAATAGACAATAGGTCCGTCTTTTGAATTAGTTACATAAACTAGGTCTGCGGTAATTCCACTAGTCCTGTTTAAAGTAATTTTTTGACCTAATGATTCAAGACAGTGTTTTGCCGAAACAAGATAATTACCATCAACAAGGAATCCTGTACAGCCATTAAGGTTTAGAACTCTATCGTCTTGCTCAACCGCCATTCCATTGGAAGAAGAAGCTAAAAATAGAATTAATATTGATAGCAACTTTTTCATCTTACACCCCCGGTTTAAAAATCCTTTTCAATAGTGAAAAGGTACTGTAACAAAGGACTTCTTGCCAAATCAGCCGGTGAAACTCTATCATCTGCTAAATAAGGCACAGGGTCCATATAATTCTTTCTTAGTGCTATAGTTACTGCGGTTGAACAAACTTTTGCATGAGATAACTCATCATCATCATCATCAGTATCTTGTTTTAATAAAAGTTTAGCAAACGGAATGAAGCGAACAATCATTGTAAAAATATTTATCCATCCATATGATTGCCCAGTCCATTTTATAATATCTTTGACAGTATTTTTTGCCACTTCTTCAGTGTATCTTTTATTTACAATAATTATCTCATTATTTTCATTGAAATCTTCATAAGAGATATTATTTAAAGGTCTAAATACGTCAATCGTAGTAGGATTGTTTGAAACTTGACTTCTTAATGAGACAGACCTTCCACCGATAAACTCTCTAAACTCAACACACTCCCAAGTATCTCCATCTAGATGAGCCATAGCTACATGACTATGCTCTCCATCAGTATATCTTTTGATAAGAAATCCTATAAAGCCAGTTCCTTTAAATAGAAGTATATCTCCTTCTTTTATGATATTTTTAGCCTCTTCATAGGGGATAAACACCATATTAAGACACCTCTCTTAAGTGAACTATATAAGTTTCTTCAGTACTTAAAAAGTGAAAGGATACCTCAACCCGTCTATTTTCTATTCCAATAGTCGCCTTCATTAACGGACTACTATGTGTCTTTTCATTTAATAGATATTCTTTATGACTTTCCCTATGCTCAATAGGGATTATATCAAATATGCTTTTTAGTGAATTTTCTGGGTCTTCTTTACTAAATCCTAATAATTCTTTAGCTCCTGGTGTTATTCCAATAATTTTACCATTTTTGTCACACAATATTATTCCATTTAAAAATAATTTTTTTTTTAATATCTCATCAATTAAAAATGGCACAGTATATACATTTCTGGTTCTTTTAATCTGTTCTTCCTTGATTTCATTAGTTAGAACGCCAAGTCTTTCTATATTATTAATATTACCTAAAACCGCATAGTTAGTGTCTATAAGATTATTTTGTATTTGATATATTAATTTTATAGAATACCAACACGAGAAAAAAATCAAACATATTAATAATAAGCTAATTTTTTTCATAACGAGACTCTATTTGTGATTCTATTTTAGTAATACGTTTTAACAAGTCCTCTTGAACAGGTCTGACATATTTATCATAATCAGGCATATTGAATCTAATACCACGCCTTGAATGTAAATCTTCTGTATTTATTGATACAGAAACTGTTAAAGCTCTAAGATCTGATTCTATTTTATGTATTCTATTTGTAGCTTCTAGATTTTCTTTTAATCTAGAATCAATAGAAGATACCATGCCCTTTACTTCAGCCATAGCAACTTGACTTTGTACCATCTGTGAATTAATAGAAGTTGCCCATGCACCAATACCTAAAACAAGCCCACTAAGTAAAGTAGTAATAAGCCAGAAATTAAATTTAGAGATTTCTATTTTTTCATCGGACACTATAAAAGCTCCTCACAAGAATAAAGCCACACCAGAATTTCTAATGTGGCTCTATCCATGATGGCATTAGATTACTATTAAGTCAAAGTTCTTGGCTGGTACTCACCAGTATTTGCAAGAATTGCACCATACATGTAAGTCAATTCTCCAGGGACGGCATCAGTTCCAATAGCATCATCAGCAGTAGCAGTTCCGCCAACCGTGTTATTGAAGTTAGTACCTGTCATTGTCGCTGGAATTCCCGAACCCCAATTATGACGTTGACCAGAAACGCCAAGAGGATCGAAAGAATTGCTTGCCCATGCCGTAAGAACTTTTGCACCAATAGGAGCAAGAGTACTGTGATTACTATCACGATACTGCTCATTTCCATTGATACTTAATAGAGTACTAGCAGTACCATTAATAGTATTATTAGCTTGATTTCCACGGAACATAAAAGATGTCTGATCGTAAGCAAACGTTCCAGTATTGGCTAAAGCCTCTATTGTGTAATCAACATCTTTAGGACCAGTTTTACGATCAATACCATCTACCCCTTGATCTGCAAGAGTAAATGTTCGTGTTATAGGATTACCAGCAGTAGTATTAGTAGCAGATGTAATACCAATTGCTGTACCACCTATATTTTCAGCAGTAAAAGCACCACCAACGGTATTTCGTTTATAAACTGAAGGAATAGTCATTTATCTTCTCCAACTTCTATATATTCACATCCTTATTATCCTATAAATAAGATTCCTGGTCCAATAATATTATACACCTTTATTCTTCGTCTTCTGATTTTATAACTGTAAAATTTTTATCTTCTGTAAACTTCTGAACAGTCATTTCAAATTCTACATCATTATCTTCATTTGAAGCCGCATATTCTATAGTTCCCTCTTTAGAATAGAATATTGCCCAACGCTTATAAGATTTTAACTGCCTTTTTATAATTGTAAGTAAGTTAATATCTTCATAATTTTCTTTATCTTCTGTTTTTACATTCAGTGAAGACTGAATATGCTCTCTAACGTCGCGGAATTTGAAAAGTTTTCCGACACCAATAAAAAAACGATATGGAGTCATTATTTTTAAGACTTCCACACCGGGTGTACTTTCAATAATTCTTTTAACTTCTTCTGTTATCCCAAAATTAGTATGACCTATCCAACAATCGAACATTAAAGCTGGTCTTAGTGGATCATCTATACTTACAAATCCCAAAGGAGTTCTGACTTTAGGAAAAGCTATAGGAAATGAATTAAAATTAATTGCTTCTAAATCTGAGTTCTTTTCAAAGTCATTTATTTCTTCGTCACTCAATTCCTCTTGAAAAAAATCCCCCTCGTCCCATTTTTCCCATGCCATTATATTATTCATATTTTACCTTACAGGTTAAATTCAGATGGATTTACAACCAAATCTTCTCCTCTTTTACTTAGAGATTCGTCTATTCTATTTAATAAATCATTAACAAATGAATCTTTTATCTTGTCGTCATTTATTTCTTTAAAAATGCAATCAATTATTTCTTCACTAATTGAGCCTGATAATAATATAGCCATCATCTGTAAGAATTTGTCCAAATCAAATGTTTCAAATTCATAATCTATTGATTCGCCGTCTTCAGATATAAAAAACTTAAAGAATGTTTGTTCTTTTGGCTTCTTCCATCGACTGAATAACCCCATTATGATCCACCTTTTAATACGTCTATTATTTTTTTAGCAGAATTTGTCCAAGTAAAATTATTTGCAGTATTAATTCCTGCTTGATTTACTTTTTTTTGCGAATTATAAAAATTACGCATATACTCTGCTAATTGATCTATTTGTTTATCCTTGAAAGAATACCACTCTCCTTGTCCTCGGAAAAATACCCCATCAAAAGCTACTTCCATATCATCCATTTCTATTAATTTACTATTTGCCTCATTGCAAAATTCAGTATGTCCTGTGCAATTTGTTGTAATAATATGTTTACCGCAAGACATTAATTCAAGAACTTCCATGTTCCAGCCCTCTGCCCGTGCTGGAAATACTCCGCAATCAACAATTTTCATAATATTATACACCTCTTCATGAGTCTCCTGCCTCTTTGCAATTTTAATCTTTGATCCCAACCTACTAGATCCATAGTAATTAATCCATTCTTGGGATTGTTGTTCTGTTAAGAAAAAATTATGTGGAGACATAATTAATTCGACATCATCATCAATTTCAAAAGCTCTATTAAATGCATCAATTAAGATATCATGTCCTTTTCTTAATTCCCATTTTCCAAAATTTCCAAATCGTACTGTAGCGTCCTGATTCGATTCTACCGGCTTAAAAAGCTCTGTGTCAACTCCTAAAGGTACAACGTGGATGGTTTCAGATTTTCGATTTGTCTCTCTTAGAACAGTGGTTTTAGCCCATTCAGAGCATACAATGAGTTCGTCAGGATACTCTAAGTTATGTTTCTCTTCCGGGGTGAATGTGTTTAGCTCGAAAATAGGAAAGGCAATCTTCTTACCGTTCCCAACGAATCCTCTCAAGTCATGCTGGTGCCAGATTTTTAGACAAGGGGCATCATGGTGGAATGTATAACTAAAGCTATCTGTGTAGGCTTTTATATTTTGGAACTTTGGTTCTGCTGAGAATTGCCTACTATTAGGAATGCAATCGGCTGCTATATCAACCCCAAGATTAATAAGTTCTCGAAATAGATAACATCCAACATAACCGTAAGAGACAGTATTAAAAGGGGAAATTAAATTGAGTTTCATAATAATTTTCTAGTTATTTTTGAATTATTAATTGCCATTTTTTGTGAAGAATCTTACAATCAATGACGGAAAGTAAGGCGTCTATCCCTATTGAGGGCTTTTTCTTTTTATAGCCCATTTTTTCTTCCAAACCATAATCATCGAATATGATAACGCCTCCTTTTTTTATAGCTTTCCAACACATTAATCCATCAAGTAGGACATCTTTAGCCTCATGTGATCCATCAACGTAGATTAAGTCTATAGATTCTTTTTGAATAAAAGGTAATACATTCTCAGATAAGTCAAAACGTAAATTGATAGAGTTGGCTCTATCACTAATAGAAATATTATGAAGTAGATTTTTTCTTCTATCTAAATTTCCAGAAGGATCTATAGAAAGTATTTTAGCATTAATACAATAATTAGCCCACCATAGAGTAGATCTACCTTCCCAATTTCCTATTTCTATAAATGTTTTTATATCTTCAGGATTGGGAATAGTTCGTCTCCAAAGATCTACATTTTGTGATACCCAATCGTCACCTGTGAAAATATTCTGAGTGGTCAAAATGTTTTACCTCGTCATAATTTTCTATTACATCTGACATTGGTCGTAATATTCTTTTTTTATCTTCTACGTTAGGTGTAAATTCTTTTAAATTCAAAGACTCAAATATTATCTGTGAATTTTTTATTACCCCATCTTTATAATACAATTTTCTATCAACATGTTGTTCAATATCACTGTATTGTTTTTTAGTAGATAATATATCTTTTTCTAAAAGATCAATATCAACAGTTACAGTACCTGTAAATTCTTTATTATTTTTTGCCCAAACTTTAGTTTGTAGAGCTACTAGATAGGAAACATGCATCTCTAACAAATTTTCTCTGTAGAGACTAAAAACATATACTTCTTTTAGGTAGTCTGCTACATCCTCATTTAAATGACATAATAGAAGTTTAAAACCATCATATTTTTTATGTGCTTCTATACAATTATTTTTTGAAAAAAGTAATGAGTTCTCTTCATAATCTAAATAAGGTAGGCCTTCTTTTTTACAGAATAAATTCGTCTTCCTATAATAGTTAAAAATTTCGCCATAGACGTTAATATCTGGATGTTGTTTAACACAATTCATAAGAGCTTCAGAGCCGCTTCTAGCTCTACAAACAACTATAAATTTTTGCATAGAAAGTCATTTATTCCTTGAATGTACTTGCAATAACAAATCATAAATACTTTATTGATTTCACGATCAATTAATTTGTCACCAGTTAGTATTCTAGAGCATAAATTTGAATAATGATCAGTACCGACTACAAATTTTAATAATGAATTTGCTAAAATCATTTTATGATCATCCAGATCTACTGGAGGGTCTATATTTTTTAAATGTGGGCTTCTAACTGAACTCTTTGCGTCTGCTATACCCTGACCATAAAACCTTCTCTCCATATATTCTTCTGTTAGACGTGTCTCTGGAATATTATGTTTGACTTGGCAAAATGAATTAAATACCAAACGTGTCTTATTGGAAGTTCTACAGGTCTCCAATAGCATCATTTCATCATTGGCCGTTAATAAATCTTTTCCTCTGTATCCATCACGATTGTCAAATCCTCCATACTCTCGAAAAGAATCACTTTTGATAGAAAGATTTGCTGATACCAAATAATGTGACCTATTATCAGTAATATCTAGAATAACACCATCAATAACATTGTCAGGTGTCCAATCTAATTTAGCCAGCATTGATTCAAAATGCAAACACATCCATACTGGTACTGGAGCATTGTATTTTAAATCAACTTTTCCACCAACAATAAAATTTCCTTTGGAGTGAACATCTAAATGACGCTCTAAACAATCATGTTTTAATTCACAATCATCATCTGTGAAAAATAATACCCCGTCTTTACATATACTAGCTCCTAAGTTGCGTGCCGGATTAGCCCCAGCTTCTTCGTTGTATATGTACTTAAAACCAAAACTCTCAACTAATGTTTTGATAGCATCAGGATGATCTTGTTCTCCATTCTCAACAACTACTACTTGATCTGGCTTAATTGACTGATGCAGTATTGAGAATAATGTCTTTTTTAGAAGTTCACTATTTGGTTTGAATGTAGGTATTACTACAGAGATAATACTATTTTTCATAACTTGGAATAATCCCTAGTTCATTTAAATATAAACATGTTACAAGCATTATGTCATTAACTGATGTAGTTAATTTGCCATCCAATATAACTTCATCATAAGGTGTTAGGGACGCCATGTTTAGAGCTATATTATTAGCTTCTAATAGTAGCGATTCATTTTTTGGTTTAGACCTATCATATGCTCTAATAAGGCTAATATAATTAAAAGCCTCAGATTGAGTATGCTTGTCTTCAAAAAATTCTATAATTAATCTAGGATCTACTTCATGAGGTTTTGCCATAAACATAATCCATATCAATAAATCTCCATCGTTTAAAATGTTCGACTATTTCAGCCGTGTCAATATATTGGAGATAATCTTTTAATTCAATCCAGTTCGAAAACATGAGTTCATGAGGATTTACCCCGAACATCCAGTTGGGGATATTCTTCTTACCTTGCTTGCAAACCACTAAAACTGGTTTCTTCTGAGCAATACCCATAAATGATTCATGAAAAGATCCGGTCATAAATACATCTAAATCGATATACAAAATAACAAAATGTGCAATATCCACCATTCTTAGGTCAATGGAGCATATAGGCTTCATGATCTCTACTATCTCATCATATCTCTCTTCCTCTTTTAATTTCTTAATTAAATCCCTGGTTCCTTCATTTTCTACACCAAAGGCACAAGCCTTATCGCAAGGATCTAATACCCCCACGTTTTTATTGAATAGGAACTCTTTAAGATCATTTCGCCAAGTAACGGCGTCGTTCCAATCTAAAACTCTGTCCATCGGCCCAGATAAATATACTAATGAGTTTTTTAATCTGTTCATAAATGGTTTTCTATATTTTTAAAGTCTTCATAAATTTCTACTGAAGAGAATATAGCTTCAGTCGTATCCATAACAAAAGGCTCTCTATCCAATGGAAAACCCCGCTGACTAACCACAAAAGCCTGACTAATCATTAGATCGTTAGACATGTGTTTTTTCAGCAGGGTATAACAAGCTTCTCTATCAGACTTAGCGTGAATTACAGACTTGATATCTCCTGATTGTACATAATATTTATTCATTTCTAATAGGCTCTAACCTTTCTCGATTCTCATATTTTAATTTTGAAAGTTCTTTTGCTGTTTTAGACTCTTCACGAATTAATTCTCTACGTTTCATGACTTTTGTTTTAGCTCTTAATTTCTTTGCCTTCTTTTTTTTCAAGTCTCTTTTTTTCTTATTCATTATTAATTTCCTCTACCAGTTCTTTTATTAGACCCATCATCTTATTTAATTGATCTGGTGTATACTCTAGACCTTTTTCGGCTATAAAGTTTCTAACATCATATGGTTTTTCATGAAATAAATCAATAGATATTTTTACATCGTCTATATTTTTTCTAATATGTTCCTTCAATTTATTTCTCATTTTATTCATATTATAAGAACCTCTTTTGATTGTTCCTACTTGGGTCAGCCAGTCCATTATCCAGCCTGTTTTTCAGCGTCTTGTATTCGCCACGATCATCCTTACAAACAACCACATCTCCCAAATCTTCAACAACCATTGAGGCGTGACTTCCATAAAAACTTGGGGTACTGATAACTGTAACAGCTTTTGATTTGTGATCTTTATATTTATTTTTCGCCATTAATACATCTTTCTAATAATTAGAGATACTACCGACAACCAAATTAAAAAAGCTGTTAAAAGCGTCCACATAAAATGTGAAACTAATTCGCTGAACAAACCAGGTTTATTGCTCATTCCAAATTGCTCCTACTATTAAAAGCGGTCAGTGTATATTGGAATGGATTGTCATTAATATTAGATACAAGCTCTAACATTTTTTGTGCTACTTCTCGGATCTCTACCTGTGCATGTTCTGAATTTCTAAGCTTAAGGAAATTCGCAAAAGATCTCATGTTGAACATTACATCAGCCTGAATCTGCGAGTTGTAAGTCTTAAAGAATCGGGATGACTCTTTGGCTCTCTTTCTTCCCAAGACTGGCTCAAGATCTTTGACGGCACTATGGTATAAAAAATTCCCCAATCTTGTATACCATCCAAGCATATCGTTCCAGTTTTTGACTTCAGCACATTTAAATGGGACACCTAAATGAAACCCATGTTCATCTTT